CATAAAGGGGGTTATTTATGGCAGACAAGTCAAAAGAAACAAGAATTAAAAGAGAGAAAAACAAAATAAAAAAAATATTAGCAGATGTTCCTGAAAGTAAGATAAAGCTAAATGAGAAATTAATTGAGAATGTAGCATTTATGGCGGTTACGCTAGAAGACCTACAGGTCCAGATCAATGAAGAAGGCAGTGTAATCACTGCAAAGAACGGAAATGGATTTGATGTTACACAAGAGCATCCGGCACAAAAAGCTTACGTAGCTATGATGGCTAAATATAGCCCTGCAATGTCTCAATTAATGTCACTTTTACCAGATAATAAAACAGATTCTGTTAATAGAGCTGGTGAAAGATTAGCAAGATTAGTAGCAAATGGAAGACCAGTTGAATTACGTTAAAGAATATTATTCGCAGATAGAAACAGGAACAATTGCAGCGTGTGAAGAAGTAAAATGTATATATAAACGCATGATTGAGGAAATGAACACCTTACAGGAGGATGATTCATTTCCTTTTTGGTTTTCTGAAGAATCAGGACAATATGTAATAGATTTTATCGAAGGATTCTGCAAGCATTATCAAGGAGATCATGCTGGAGAACCTGTTAAGCTTGAATTATTTCAAAAAGCATTTATACAGTGTTTGTTTGGATGGCTTGAAAAAGAGACTAATAGAAGAAGATTCAGAGAATATTTTTTTGAAGTAGCAAGAAAACATGGGAAAAGTTTCCTGAGTGGTTGCATAGCAGATTATATGTTAGTAGCTGATGGAGAGCAAGGAGCTGAAGTATATTCTGCAGCGACAAAATTGGACCAAGCCAAAATTATTTATAATGTGGCGAAGAATATTGTAGAACAAAATGATGACTTGAGAGCATTAGTAAAATCCACAAGGGAAGGGTTATCTTTTAAGATGACTAGATCAATTATGAAGCCGTTGCCTAATGAATCCAAATCTCTTGATGGTCTCAATATTCATTTCGCTGCTCTTGATGAAATTCATGAGCAGAAAGATAGAAATATGTATGATGTCCTTCGTCAAGGTATGAAGGCAAGAAAACAGCCATTAATTGGATGCATTACAACTTCTGGATTCCGCAGAGAAGGACTATATGACAGTTTACACGATTATGCCGTTGATGTAGCAAGAGGAAACATTAAAGATGACAGAATGTTTCCGGTTATTTATAAGCTTGATGCATTAGAAGAATGGCAAGATCCTAAATGCTGGATGAAAGCTAATCCAGGACTAGGAACAATAAAATCATATGTTCAACTTGCTGATGACGTTGAAAGGGCAAGAAATGATCCTTCATATCTTCCAACATTATTAGTTAAAGATTTTGATATGAAGCAAAATGAAACATCCGCATGGCTTCCGATGAACTCAATTATCAATGAAGAAGTAGCCGATATGGAATATTTATCACATAGCTATGCTATTGGAGGGTGTGATTTATCTGCAGTTGGAGATTTGACGTGCAGCACATTATTATTACGAAAACCAAATGATGATAATTTCTATGTTCTTCAAAAATATTTCATACCACAATCAAAAGCTGATGCAGTTCAAACATCTAACGCACAAGAAGCTCCATACAAATTATGGGAAGAACAGGGATGGATTACGATTTGCACCGGTGCAACAGTAGATTTTCATCAAGTCACTGAATGGTTCAATGAAATGGTTATTAAATATGACATTAGGCCATTGTGGGTTTGCTATGACAGAGCTTTAGCCGGATATTGGCAAGAAGAAATGGCAGAAATGGGATATGACATGCAAAAAATCGCACAAGGTCCATTTACATGGTCTTATCCAATGAAGTCGCTTGAAGGATTATTAACAGACAATAGAGTAGTATATCAAAATAATCCTATCTTGAGATGGTGTTTATGCAACACTGCCAAGAAAAGTACAAATTCAGATGGAATTGAATCAATTCAACCTGTAAAAATACAACAAAGTAGAAGAATAGATGGAATGGTTTCACTTCTTAATGCATATGTTGGATATGTACAACATGAAGATGAATACATACCATATCTGAGGTAAAAAATGAGCTTTTTAGAATTTTTCAAACCATTAAAAAAATCAACAGTTCAAAGATGGAAAGAATTAGGCACTTATCAATCAGTATTCAATGTATTTGGTGATGATATCTACAAATCAGGAATAGTAAGAGCCTGTATTAGACCATTAGCGGAATTTTCAAGCAAAGCAGAAGCTAAATGTAAAGACAAAAATATAGAAAAGATCCTGAATTACAGACCAAATATATATATGTCTGGTAGAGATTTTGTATATAAAGTCAGAACAATGCTTGAACTGAACAACAATGTATTCATTTACATTGAAAGAGATGAAAGAGGAAAAGTAATAGGATTTTATCCAGTGCCATCAATATATTTTGAAGCAGAAGAATATATGAACGGCCTGTATATCAAGTTTACGTTTTCAGGAGAAGCTGCAAGAACGTTAACATTGCCCTGGGATGATTTAGCTATATTGAGAAAAGATTATTGCAGAAGTGATATAGCAGGAGAAGATAATTCTGCAGTACTTAGAACATTGGAATTGCTAAATACGTCAGAGCAGGGAATAACTAATGCCATAAAAGCTACAGCAAATTTAAGAGGTATATTAAAATCCACAAAAGCAATGTTAGCACCAGAAGCAATAAGAGAACAAAAAAACCAGTTTGTTAAGGATTATTTATCTCTTGAAAATGAAGGTGGAATAGCTTCGCTTGATGCAACACAAGAATTTACGCCTATTTCAATGTCTCCGTTAACAGCTTCATATGAACAATTAAAAGAGTTCAGAGAAGACATATACAGATATTTTGGTGTAAATGACAAGGTTGTAATGTCTGATATGAAACCTGAAGAAATAGAAGCATTCTATGAAATGAAGATAGAACCATTTCTTGTCAAGCTGTCCACAGAACTGACTTCTAAGGTATACAGCAATAAAGCAATGAGCTACGAAAACTTTATTGTCTATGAGGCTAATAAATTACAATTTGCTTCTTTGGATAAAAAGATTCAAATGTTCAAAGAAGTAGTTCTTTATGGCGGAATCACCACAAATGAATGGAGATTGGCCTGCAATATGGCACCTATAGAGGGTGGAGATGAAAGGATAATGAGACTGGATGCTTCAACAGTTAATGATAAATCTGATTCAAACCAGGAAGGAGAAAATATAAATGGATCCGAAGAATAATATTGAAAAATTAATGAATGAAAAGGAAGTTCAGTTTAGAGATTTTAGACTGACAAATATCGAAACGAGAACAAATGAAGAAGGAAAAGAAGAATTGATTCTTGAAGGCCTTGCATGTTCATTTGACCAGGAAACAATTCTGTATAAAGGCAAATACTATGAAGCAAGAGAAGTAATAGATTCAGGAGCTTTTGAAAATTGCGATATGACAGACGTAATTTTTAACCAGAATCATTGTGGAAGAGTATATGCAAGAACTAGAAACGGAAGTTTATCTCTTTGGATTGAAGAAGATGGACTTCACATGAGAGCTATTCTCATGCCGGAAGACGGAGGACATCAGGAATTGTATCGTGATGTTAAAGCAGGTCTTCTTGATAAAATGTCTTTTGCCTTCCATGTTGAAGAATCAACATGGGAGTATAAAGAAGTTGGTGATGATTACACAATAGAGCTCAGAAAAATCACCAAGATAGACCGCCTTTATGATGTAAGCGTAGTGGACATACCAGCATATGATACCACAAGCATATCTGCAAGAAGTGCGTTTGATGCGGAAAGAGAAAGACGCAATGCGGAAAGCATAAGAAAAGCAGAAGCACTTGCATTAGCTAGGGCAAAGTATGAATATGTCGCAATTTAGGAGGAAAGAGACATGGATTTGGAAAATATGACACTTGCTGAAGTAGAGGCAAGAATTGCTGAACTCGATGAAGAAGTAAGAGCTTCAGAGGATCCTGAAGCAATCGAAAAAGCAACAGAAGAAAGAAAAGCTCTTAATGAGCGCAGGGAAGAGCTTAAAGCTCTTGAAACTAGAAAAACAAATGCTGAAGCACTTAATAATGGAAGTGTGCAGCCAGACAAAAAAATCGAATCAAGAAAGGAAAATAAAACAATGGATATGGTAGAAATCAGATCATCAGTAGATTATGGTAAGGCATTTCTTAAGGGAATGAAGACAGACGATTATTCAGAGGCAAGAAGCCTTCTTTCAGACAATGCTGCAAGCGGTGGACAGGTTCCTGTTCCCACATTCCTTGAAAATGAAATCAAGACAGCTTGGGAGAAGTATCAGATAGCCGGACTTACAAAGAAGTCATATATGAAGGGAAATGTTAAGGTTGTATTTGAGGTTTCAGCAACTGGTGCTGTAATTCATGCAGAAGGTGACAATGCACCGGATGAAGAGACAATAACACTCGGTGACGTTACTCTTGTTCCGGCTTCTATTAAGAAGTGGATCACAGTAAGTGATGAAGCTCTTGAAGGCACAACAGTTGATACTATTGGCTACCTTTACAAGGAAATTGCACAGAAAATTGTTGAAAAAGCAGAGACAGACATTATTGCTAATATCACAGGAGCACAGACATCAACAGATGCTACACACTGTGGAGTTCCTGCACTTTCACAGAATGTTGCTGTAGATACAATTCTCAATGCAGTAGCTCTTCTTTCAGGACAGGCTAGAAATCTTAATATTGTAATGAATAGACAGACATATCCTGCATTTGTTAAGTTGGCACTTGAGGCAGGTTATGCAATTGATGTATTTGACGGACTTAAGGATAAGGTTATTTTCTCCGATAAGCTTCCAGCATTCAGTTCAGCATCAGTTGGAAATGTTTATGCTATTGTTGGAGACTTCTCTTATGGATACCAGTGTAATTTCCCTAATGGAAATGACATTACAATCAAGAGAGATGACTTATCTCTTGCAGAAAAGGATCTTGTAAAACTTGTTGGTCGCCAGTATGTTGGACATGGAATTGTAGCTCCAAAGGCATTTATCAACATCAAGAAGGTTGCAACAGCATAATCTAAAGGAGAAAAAAATGAAGGTTACAGTTATAGAAACATTCCAGGATGCGTTGACCGGAGGCCATTATTCTGTAGGTGATGTCATTGACATAAGCGATCAGAAGAGAATTGACAACATGGTTGACAAAAAATTAGTCGAAGTAGCTGAGCCAAAAGTTTCTAAAAAGGTTAGTCGCAAACCGGAATAGGAGAATAAATGGTTGATACAAGCATGATAAAATCAAGGCTTCGTATTAGCCATAACATGTTAGATAACCAATTCGCACAAGATATAGAAGCTGCAAAAGCAGAACTTGTGCGAGTTGGTGTTTCTGACTTTGCCATTGAAAGCGGTGATCCATTAATTGATAAGGCAATAATTGCATATTGCATGTGGATTGAATCATCTAATGAAAAAATGGCAAATGGCTATGAAGCACAGTGGAATCAATGGAAAGATGAATTAAGAAAAACTCCGGAATATAAGGCACAGAACAATGTATAACAATATTGCATATTTAGAAAAAAGAATATTAAGTCAAAATGTTGACGAATACGGAGACCAGGTCGAAACTCTTGAGTCTAAAATGGTATTCTGTAATATTATGAGCATTGGTAGCACTGAATTTTATCAAGCGCAGTCTTGTGGAATTAAGCCGGAAATAAAAATAGTTTTAGCAGATTATTATGATTATAATAATGAGCAAACAATTGTTATTGATAATATTAGATATAAGGTTTTAAGAACTTATAGAAC